ACGTTATTGGAAGAATATGATCTCACAGGGGCGCCTGGTGTTGATGAGTTTAGAGATCACATATTAAAGAGTATAGATGATAATATGCACAGAGGACACTCTCTGGCGGTCAATGGCGTGAGTTCTCATGGTGGTTTCGACCCACTCGGAGCGCCTGCATCACAAACAATACTCAAGGCATTTCAAGAGTGTTTGAATCATTATGTAGATAAGATGGGCAACTGGCCATGTGTGATTAGTGGTGGTTGGTATAATGTTTTACCTAAAGGTGGATTTACCGAGAGACACAGGCATGAGTCAAGTGTGGTAAGTGGTGCATTTTATATAAAATTGCCTGAGGGAGATTGCGGAAACTTCTTTGTTGTATCGCCGTTACAACAGTATATGATGTGTCAACATTTTATTAAAGAGAGTATATATGGTGACTATTTCTATGATGTTCCCATAAAAGAAAATCACCTATACTTATTTCCTTCTTGGTTAGAACATGGCAGTAGAGTGAACAATACTGATGAGGACAGGATAACAGTAAGTTTTAATACATCAGGCATAGCAAGGGAGTTTTTAGAGTGATGGAAGTCGTACACATACTACCAACAGCAGTGGCGATTATACCTTGCCCCTTTCATAATGATATTAAAGATATTATATTATCAGAAGTGAAAGAACAGGAAGAGAGTATGATAGAGTTCAATGAAAAGAATGATAATTTAAAACATATTCAACATTATCCAGTATTAGAAAATGATATTAAGTATGGTAGATTTAGAAATTGGTGTGAACAACAGGCAGAAATTTATGCCAGAGAAATTCAAGGAATTTATATACCAGAGACAGTTCAAATTACAGATAGTTGGTTCAATGTTTCAAATACAGGAGGATTCCAGCATCAACATTATCATGCTAATTCTCTTATATCAGGTGTGTATTATGTCAATTTTGATGCAGAAAAAGGACACTGCCCGACTTCATTCACAAAAGATGAGAGAACTTTTATGCCACACTCGCCTGTTTTAAATATTTTAAAAACAAAAGATACAGAATTTAATCAAAATGACGTAATTTATGCCAAGGAAGGCGAACTAATACTATTTCCTTCACATACCACACATGGATATAGAGAGAATAAGGGAGACAACAGAGTTACTATCTCTATGAATATTATGCCAACAGTTGTAACTAACGGCGATTATGGTTGGCGGGTTACTAATCTAACGCCAAAAGAGAGATTAGATGCCTTTATAATTTCTAAAGATTTCAACACTTGACAATATATCGTGATTCATGTATTATAATTAATAGGGAAACAGAACAGGCATTTGCATAGTTGAAGTAACGTAAGTCCTAGTTTTTGTTTCTCGCACCCTATATTTTACAGTTATGGCACTTTGGACAGCAAAAGTTATACTCAATAACAGACTCTTTTCAACAGAGTTTGAGAGTGTATCGCCTTTTGGTTCTGATGCTAAAGCGGAAGCAATGGGTAGATTTGGAACTGACAATGTACAGTTGTTTCCAAAGTCCAATGCGTTGAGAGGTAGAATGTGACAGTTGTAGTAGTGTCACAACATTGAGTTGCCTTAACTGAAAAATATGGTAATCTATAGATGTGAGAGAGAGGGTTTGTGTTTGTTCCTCTATCTCACATCTTTTTTCTTTTTTGTTATGAAAATTCCTATTCCTATTGAATCGGTGCATCAACAAGAGGCATTTGATTGGTATATTATTGCTATGAAGGATTACGGCACTGCTGTTAGAACACTTGATATAATGAAAAAATTATATCAATATCAGGAGAAAGGCATTATTGAATTTATAGGCGATCTTAAATATCAATGGCAATATGCTTTGAGGTGGAATAAAACTGAATTAAAGAAAAGAGGTATAATTAAAAAACACATAAAAGGAAAACACACCTATTGGACTTTGACATGACAACATTATTAGAAGCAGAATTAAAAGTCAAGGTGTTAAAATGGACAGAGAAACTCTGCCGTGCCCTTGAACAAGATTATAGAAACTATGCACTTCGTACCTGTATGGATAATCAGGAGAAAGTTTCATCAGAGTATATGCAAGAGAGAATAAGAGAGATTGAACAAGACAATGGTGGCATGAAATTTTTTATAGAGAAAGGAAGAAAGTATTATAAAGTTTGTATGTTATGGAGAGGTACACAAGATGATGTAAGCGTACATTGTTTTGTTGATAAAAAGACAGGCGAAGTTTACAAACCAGCAGGGTGGAAGAAACCAGCAAAGTATGTTAGGTTTGATATGCGTGATGAAACACAGAGAGCAAGATTATATAATGTCTGCCAGTGGAATGGCGGACACCTCTACATGAGGTAATCTAAATAACTAAAAAGAATTAATTATGGGTTACGATTCACTAACAGCAGACACAGAGGCACTAACCAAAGTTAAGTTGCAACAAGTTGACAGATTAAAGAAACAATTACAAGCGGCAATGAAAACTATTGGCAATCTTGATGAAAGATTGACTTCACTAGAGTCAATGGTTCATGCTGCTCTACTCAAACAGCAAGATGATATTAAGGCACTTATTATAGAGATCAATGCTATAAAAGGAGAACAAGATTTAGCAAAAGCATCAAAGAAATTTGATGTAGATGCTATGCCTGCTGAAGTGCCAAATGCACCGCCAGTTGGGTAGTTGCCAATCCCCACACAATATGTAATACTAGATTTGAACACACAATTTTTTTATGGAAGATGAAATGATTGATCTCTATGAGATCGCTGAATCAAATGATGATTGGATTCATTCAATAGAGGGAGTCGAGGAAGTATTCGACCCAGAGACACAGAAACTACTAGCACAGTTCTAAAACTGTCACAATGCCCCTTGAATCAAGGGGCATTTTTATTAGAATATGATTATTGACACAAACACTATGGAATTGAGAGATCATCAAAAAGACATTATTCAGTTGATGACAACAAAAAACAAAGGCAAAGTTCTTGTACCTACAGGCGGTGGTAAGACCCTATGTATGATACAAGATGCCAAGTGGCGATTCAGTATGCCTGTGCCTCAGACCATAGTTGTTGTTGCTCCTAGAATACTATTGGCAAATCAATTATGTTCAGAGTTTCTTGAGCATATTGATAATGTATCTGTATGCCATGTTCATAGTGGAGATACACACCATTTCAAGACTACTAGACCAAAACAGATTCAAGAGTGGTATCACAATACTGTCAAGAATATATTGATCTTTACAACATATCATTCTCTACACAGAATACAAGAGGCGATTGATGTAGAGGTAGATACAATATACTTTGATGAAGCACACAATTCAGTACAAAAGAATTTCTTGCCTGCTGTTGACTATTTCTCACAGTATGCTAGTCGTAAGTATTTCTTTACTGCTACACCTAAAGAGAACAGAAATGCTTTGCTTGGTATGAACAACACCAAAATATTTGGTAACGTGATTGCTCAAGTGCCTGCTCCAGAGTTAATTGCTAAAGGTTATATTATACCGCCTAAAGTCAAGGCAGTAAAATATCCTATCGGTCACTATGATAGTCAGGAAGAAATTGATAAAGAAGTTATCCTTGATGCTCTCAAGAATGAGAAACACATGGACAAAGTATTGGTAACTGCTAAGTCAACTACCAACATCAATAATCTTATCAATCGTACAAACTTTCAGGCATTATGTCATTCTATGAAATACAATGTGTTACATATCACATCAAAGTATGGTGCTATTATCAATGGCAAAAAGGTTTCAAGAGAAACATTTTTCAATCTAATGAACAAGTGGGGCAATGACCCTATGAAAAAGTTTGTTATGTTTCATCACTCTATATTATCAGAGGGTATGAATGTATCAGGACTCACTGCTGCTATATTAATGAGAAATCTTGATCTTATCACAATGGCACAGACTATTGGTAGAGTCATACGCCTTGACAAAAGTGATGCTGACAAACTAAAGACAGGAGAACTAAAACCACAGGGCGAGGGTTTCAAGAAACCATTTGGCAAGATGTTTGTGCCTGTTTACAGTAATGTAGGTATCAGCACAGAGAAACGATTACAGGGAGTTGTTGACACAATTTTCACAAAAGGAGAGGCACAAGTCTCTATCACAAATGTAAAACACTAGATAGTAAAAGGAAGCAACTACTATGGACAAAGAAAACAGAATTGATGCAATCCGCAATCTCTCATTAGCAAAAATGGAAGAACATTATGCCATGAGAATTGAGAAATTAATTGATGACATGAAACTAGAAGATGCTGAATCATTATGTCACGAAATGTCATTCGAGGGCGAGGAGGGCACAGAATTTTATGATGATTCTGACCTATTTCTTGATGACTTAACTGATTGGTTAGATCAACCATTTCCAGGCACAGACTTACGTTTTTATGATAAAGATGAGTAAGGAAGATAGACAAACTAAAAAAGAATTAATGAACATAGTTTATCCTAATCACTTGAAGTATTTAAAGAAATTAAAGGCAGCATTAAAACGTGACCCTAATGGACTTAAACCTAAGAGAAAAACTAGGAAGAATTATAAAAAGAAATGAATGAGAGTTTGTTGTTATTTGGCATAGGTATCAATAAGTTTAAAGTATCTAATTGGCAAGATAAGAAACCAAAGTTGCTCGAACTGATAGATTTTAATGACACAAAAGTATTAAGTTGCCAATCAGATTATTTTAAGTATCAATCAAGGGCGCCATATTTGGAAAGTTTTGTGACAATTTTGGCGGAAGATTTGGATAATTTAGTAAATACATTCACAGAAGAATTACAAGAGCGTTATCATGGAGAATGCCCAGTTCAAAACATAGAGACTTGGGAATTATGGGCACAGAGATATACACTAGGGCAATATCATGGAGCACATAATCATGGTAATATGAAAATATCATGTGTATTATATGTTGACTTTGATGTGAATGAACATAGACCAACAAAGTTTTATGCTCCCTTTACAAATCCATATATGGGTGTAATAGAAACAGTATCGCCTCCAGTTGAGGAAGGCAACATTATTGCATTTCCATCAACACTATTACATGAGTGCCCGCCATGTGAATCCAATAAACTTAGAACAGTATTTTCATTTAACATACCATTGAGGTGACAATTAAAAAACTGGCACACTTGCTCGTTGCTTTATTGCCAGAGTATGTCATTATATAAATGTCAGGGATATGCGGTTCTGCTGCCCGAACATTAACTGCCGATCCCATAAGCAACTCGGAGTTATCAGTAGGGGTACAGGTGTAAGCGATTCCCAGCAGGTAAATTTGGGCGCCTGAGTGAAACTCAGATAAGTTCGCCCCGCTCCCTGACATTTTATGTTATAATGGTTCTATGAAGAACAAACACTTGGAACACATTGAAGATCATGCACTCACTGGCAGACAGGGAGCGCTTGATGCTATCAAGTTTTTGGACACCAAACAGAGTCAGGTATCAGTAAAATATGATGGTGCTCCCGCCATAGTATATGGAACTAACCCTGAGAATGGCAAATTCTTTGTAGGAACTAAATCAGTATTCAATAAGAGAAGAATCAAGATAAACTATACTCATACTGATATTGAATCTAATCATGGACATATACCTAAAGTTGCCTCAATTTTACATATATGTCTTGACAGATTGCCACAGAATGATGGCATTTATCAGGGCGACTTTATTGGTTATGGTGGTTCAGATACCCATACACCAAACACAATTACATATAAATTTGATGATGTAATTGACGATATTATTATTGCCACTCATA